TAATATTCCAGTTACAGTTGCATTAGTTCTTATATCTACTCCATTAGAACTATTAAGGTAGACCATATCACCAGAATCTGCTCCAGAACTAGTAATATTAACCCTCCCATCACCGCTACTAAGATTCACAGTATAATCGGAGTAGATAGCTGCTGCTGAACCATATGAACCCCAACCAAAACCAATTCTCAAATTATCTGCTGCACTTCCCCATCTAATTACATCACCATTACCTGCACCATTAATAAAGTGAATTGTATTTTCATCTGTTAAACTTATCTTTTTGCCAGTATAAACAACTACGTCATCTGTGATAGATGTTACTCCCAGAGTCGAAATACCAGAAACATTTAAAGAACCAGTATTTACATGAGATGTACCTGCTGAACCAGTAATTGTTACTTGTCCACTTCCACCAGAAACACTTATATTATCTCCAGCAACAATAGAAGTAACAATACCAGGTGCCAGGTTGGTAGTCGAACCTGCACCTAATAAAGTGTAAAGTTCATCAAAATTACTATTGACTCTTGCAGCACCAACTAACAGACTACTACCTGTGCCGTCGTCTGGTGCTGCCCCCGTTGATATTCCTAACTTTGCCATTTATAGAGCACTAGATTTAAAAGTATTTAGATAATATAATTAGAGGACTTCAAAGGAATTGTCCGTTGTACTAATGGCCAAGTGGAGATTCCACTTATACCATCATTTGGATAAACATCAAACTGATTAGTTTCAGATCTTCCTGTAAGAGTAATCTTACCCCAACTATAATTACCAAAGTAATTAGAAGCAGTTATGATTCCTGCGAATCCACTTCCTGTTCCTTCACCATCATCATCAAAGGTAAAGACCTCAGAAGAAAAGTCGATACCACTAGTTCCAAACGTGACTGTTGAGAGTCCACTTATATTTGCAAAAACTCTTCTTACAACAGTCATTCCCACACCAACTACATTTCTAGTAACATTACTTACTGCACTTACTTGATATATGTTATCAATAAATTGAGTTCCTACACCAATTATCTGGTTATCAGTATCTTTAGAAGTTATAGATGTTGTAGCACTTCCTGCATTAGATGCGAAAACCATAAAGTAATCTTGAAGATCAAGAGAACTAACAGTAATCGCAGTTCCAACTAATTTTGTTTGTCTTAAATCAGAATACGTTGGAATGTATAGATCCATAATCATCTTATCAACAGTACTTACTGTTGTAGTTCCGAATCCAACAACAACACCATAGTCACCGATATAAGAATCAACATCATTAGTCTCAGTAACCAAAGTAGGAGGTTCAATGAGAACTTGAGGACTTTCACTATAATTTGTACCACCGAATGATACCGTTACACCTGTGACAACACCACCAGTAATCTGTGCTGTTGCAGTTGCAGTAGAACCAAATCCAACAGGATTAGAAATGACTACATTTGGTACTGAATCATATCCTGCCCCTCCACCAACAACAGAGATAGAACTAACAGTTCCTCCAGTAGAAACAACAGATGTAGCAGTAGCACCTTCTTTTACTACTTGAGATGTTAAAGTAACTTGATCTTGGAATGTAAGACCAACATCACTCTCATTTTGAGAATCAAATATTGGTTTTACATTATCAACGTATAGTTGAGTTGAAGTTACTCCAACTGCCTTAATAATATTTGCTGCAGGAATAACACGAGGTTCGTATAATCCTCTATCTTTAGAAACTTCTTTTCCATTAAGAATCATATCTTCTGTCTGCCTAGTCAAAGTAACTGGTTTAGTTTGATTAGGATCAGCAGTGATACCTGGACCATAATATGGAATAGTATCTACGTTATTTGTAGACTTAATCAATGTGACTGTTCTTGGGTCTTCTTGTAGATAAGATGGAGTAGGAGCGTACGCACTTGGAGTTAAAGTATCACCAACTTCAACAGGTTCTATAACATCTCTAAATTTAACATCCTGATCACCACTACCCTTATAGAAGATTATCTTACAAGTATCTTTTGCTTTAGGTGCTTCAGTAAATGTAAGAGTACTTCCACCCTCAAACTTAAATCCTTCACCAGGAACCTGAAGAACATCATTAACAAAGATTAGAAGAGTATCTTGAATATTAATAGGAGAACCTTCGCTTGACCTTATAGAAACAACTACTCCTCCCTGACTTAATGGGAAGGTTACTCTATTTCCGTCAAATAAGTATGCAACATCATCTAAGTCTTGTAATTGACCTACAGACCAACCAGTAAACTCATCAGTAAATATTTCATCTATTGTTAACTGGAATTCATGATAAGATGAAGTTGTAGGTATTCCTGTAGTTCCACCAATAGCTACAGTTAAGATTTCTCCATTACCATATCCATAACCAGTATTCCTAAGAGTAAAGTCTGTTACACTTGAACCACGACCAACTACAATATCAATTGTTGCATTAGAACCTATTCCAGATACAGAATCTGAACTATATTGTAAAGGAACATTTGAATATCCGAGTGGTGAGTCGAAAACAACTTCCATTGGTATCTTAACACTTCCACCTCTAGCATAAAGATGTGCTGTTGTTGATATACCAACATTTACTGCAAATCTAGTAGAATCCAATATCTTGAGAACATCTGTTCCTTCTGCAGCAGGATCAGTTGCTCTTGGAGTCATTAATGACCTTTGAACTGTTCCTCCTGACTGATAGAATGTAGGTACTGTAGAAACACCAACATTAGTCTCAAATTTCTGAACAGAAATGATTTTAGTAACTACAGAACCAGAATAATATGGGTCAGTTGTTCTTGGATATACATGAGTAGATGAACCACCATCTAAACCGCAAGTAAATGCTATTCCAGTAAAGATTACATCCTTACCTACAGATAAAGCATGAGAACTCGTAGTAGTTACTGTTGCTATACCAGTAACATTATCATAAACAAAGTTAGATATGTTTCTTGGAGCAGAACTTGAATATGTGCAAGTAAATGCGATTCCAGATACTAATACTTCACTACCCACATTCAATCCGTGAGCAGCAGAAGTGGTTACAACCAACTCTCCAGTAGAATTGTTATATACTGCATTATCAACGACTCTTGGAGCATAGAAGACCTCAGAGTTAGTAACCGCAACACCAACAATATGTCCGTTTGAAATTGATGCTGTTCCGATAGAAACAATGTTAACACCTTCTAGACTTTCGGTTTGTATGCCAACATTAACTGTTGTTTGAATACCAGATCTATAACCAGAACCACTGTTCCCAATAGAGACTAATGAAATTGTTCCTGCTGCAGATACTACTGCTGTTCCTCCAGCAGCGACTAATGGTTGATATCCAAATCCTTCAGTAGAACCTACTGAAACTATAACACCACCAACTGGAAGATTAGAAGTATTAACATCAGATGCGATTGATGATGCAGTTCCAGTAAATGATATAGTTGTAATACCTGTTGAACCAGACTCTTCTAAAGTATAATCATACTGTATTCCTGGTCCTTGGAAAACATCGTTTATTAAGACAATAGCATTATCATTTTCAATACCAGTTACAGTTCCTCCAGCAGAAGTTAGAACAAAGTCTCTTTCTGTTCCAGTAAATCCTGATGAAATATCATCAAAGATATAGTTACGAGCATATGTTTCTTGTGCAGTATTAGGAATACCAGAACGCATAAATGATCTTCCTTGGAAATGAGACCCCGTTGCTATTCCAATCCAGTCCCTAGAATCAGGTGGATTAGTAGTAGAACTTATTGGAAGAGCTCCATAAGGTGCTTCCACAAAATTTAAAGTATTTTCTACAATGTTATAATTACCAATAACCTTGGTTACTACATCACCTGTACTATATCCAGCAAGAGATGTTCCTAACCATTGTCTACGTACTCTTATGGTATTTGTATTTCCAACACCAATACCTTCAATCTTCATTATCTCATTACCAACTTTAATCAAGTCTCCACCAAAGAATGAGGTGATTCCTGCAAATTCGATAATATCACTAGTAGTGAATACTTCGTTTTCAAGATGAGTAGTTACTGCAGTAGATACAAGAGGAGATTGAATAATATTGTCTAGTGTTACAAGTACTTTTGCATTTTGATTCTTAGAAACGAATCTATGAGATGTACCAATACCAACACTAGTAAAGTCAACATTATTAACAACTCCCATAAGGGCATCTTTAGCAGTTGCTGCAAGTTTGATCTTATCTTCAGTAATCTTAACGGCAAATACTGATGATGGTAATTTGTCAGTAGTTCCTACACCTACAAATCCATCTGTGGATGCGATTCCAAGTGCTTGAGTTGTACCAGCACCAGCATGGATGTATTGAAGTTCCTCTCCAGTAACAAAGAAATGATTTGCCATCTGGATAGTATCCTTAGTCAAATCAACTACACTTGTACTGCTTCCATCAAAACTTCTATTAAAGATATCGTTTGTTTGGTGCTTTAATTCAAATGCTCTCTTGATATCTCTCTCAGTACCAAAATACTCACCATACTCAGTTTGTATTGTTCCATTCTCAAGACTTATTACATCTCTAGAATCATCTTGAATTCTTAATGCATTCATGAATACATTAACATGAGCATCAATACTAGGAAGTGGAGTATATACTAATTCAACTACAGAACCTGTTATACGGGTTCCAATGGTTCCTAAACCTGATACAGTCTCAATGATACCATATTCAGCATTATAAGTATCTCCAGTGCTAGTATCAGCATCATAATCATCAAGAGCGATTACTTCAGATAAGTAATACGAATCATTAGTGGTATCAGATATCTGAACAATAAAGTATGCTGCATCATAATCATCAGGATAACTTCCAATTACATTTTCAGTTGGAGAACCAGAAGCACTTATAGTTGTTGACTTACCTTCAATTCTTCCATGTTTTAAATCAAATGAACCACTTCCAGTAGAAGTCTCACTGCTGATAGCAACTTGAATGGTATTAACTATTGAAGTTGTTCCTACACCAGCAGTGCTATTATGAGGATGGAAATCAATCTTTAATAAATTACCTTCTAGATATCCAGAATACGTTCCAAAACCAGGTATTGGGTTAGTCGAACCAGGACTAGTAATTAATTGTGGATATTCAACTATCTCTACATTTGTTCCATCATTAAGAATATTAAGTTCATCAAATTCAAATTCTCCACCCGCATCAATTTTTTCAGTATCTGCAGTAAGTGATACTAAAACTTTTGCTGCACGATAAGTGCTTGCAAGACTTACAATTGTTGTAGGTGTATTAGCAGGTATCTTTACACTACTTGTCTTAACCTCTGCAGCAGCACCAAATACACTACTTCCTACTCCTAGTAGATTATCATTTAAATTATATGATAATGCAGTAATTTCATAATCATTTACCTGGAATTTGTTAGGATAGAATAGTAACTCTCCTTCTGTTCCAGTAATATTAAAATCGAAAGATCCTAAATCATAAACATTTTCAAGTCTACCATACTGATTTAAATATCCGATATAGTTATCATGAACTAAATCAACAATCATTAATTGTCTAGTGTTAAAGAATCTCTTATCTTTAACGTAAGTAATAAATTTGAGAGATCTAACATCTGCTAAATCAAACTTACTAACAACACTAAATGTTGTTGTCCTTGGATTACTATTAAATTGACTACTAATATCATCAATCGAAAGAACTCTGTTGCCAATTGATTCAAAATAATCTGTGAGAACTCTAGCACCAGATAGAACTAATTCAGTAGAAACTAATCGAGAACCTACGTTAAGAGCATTCTCAGTAGCAATTTCAAAATCCTGTACCGTATTTAAATTAGCAAATCCAACTACATCCTGTATTCTATCAATAATAGCAGAAGGTTCTGCAGGTGCAATGGTCATTGGAGAATATGACACATTAGAACTACCTACACTGCTTGTAAGCACCCAGTCACCAGAACTACTAGTTGTAGAAATACCTGGAGCATTAAAGGTGACCTGACTGCCAATTATTCCATATGATCCTATGTTTGAAGATTCTGCTTGAAAATCAGCAAAGTTTTTAAATCCTAAAGTGTGGTTTAATGAACCAACCACATCTTCCCATGTAGTATAAGGAACTCTTGATTTTAATGAATATGCAAACCTCTGATAATAGAGATTATCTTGAACTCTTTGAATATTATTATTAAGAACTCCAGAGTCACTCTGCCAACCATTCTTAACTATTGAGAAGTAATTTAAATTGATATGAGAATCATAAGAAATTACAGATGATGCTAGACCTTGACTATTAGAAGTTTCGCCAGTAAGACGTTCACCAACTTTAAAGTTAGTGTTAGAAGTAACATTTAATATTCCATTTGCAGCACTCCATCCCTCAACAGTACCAGAAGCAGATTTAGATTTAACAGTTTCTCCAATAAAATATTCTTTTGACTTTAATGTGACATCGAAACTTGGGAAATCTTTTTCAGCAATAATTCTACCTGCAGAATTGAAGATATCAATATTACCTGGTGTTACTATACTATCAGGATAATGCTCACTTAAACTATATCTTACTGTCGCAATACCACCTGTATTTTTAGCAACCGATAGTAATGAGAATAACTGATAATTATAGTTTTCTGAATTATATCCTTGTCCTGTTGAACCAACTCCCACACTAACACCTTCGATCATGACTTTATCGCCATAAGCAAATGGGAATGTATCATCTGTGCCAAATCCTACCGCAAGACTAACAGTTACATCTTTACTACTACTGTTGTAACTAATAGTGCTAATTCCTACACCATTACTGTTCTTAGTAGGTAGAACAGTTGGAGAAGAATCACTAACCCCTGCAGTATTGGATAAAATGGTTATAGTAGAAGATTCTAAATCATATGCTAAATCAATACCATCTACTTCTTCATTAGTCTTTCCATCAAATACTAATAATGTAGGTGCAGATGAATAACCACGACCAACAGATGTTATTCCTATAGAATCAATCGCTTGAAGAGCGTCAACTTCTATAACTTGAGGTAAACTTAGAGATGGTCTTAAAGTTTTATCTGAAGGGAAGTTAAATCCAACACTACTCAATTCAGTAGAATTAATTCTACCAATAGTTGAACTTGATGCATTTACAATGGCATCTTTTCCAAAATCAGTAGTAATAGTAGAAATACCAGGAAGACTGTAATAATTATTACCACCATAAAGAACTTTAAAGTCAGATATTCCACCTATAGCAGTTTTTGAATTTGTTGTATAATCAAGTTTTGATGTAGAAGAAATATAAGAGGATTTTTCTGGATCAACTGTTAATGTGTATGTAAATGAATCAGTAGAACCAATACCAACACTAATCTGGTGCTTTCCATTATAAAGACTATCTTTTACTTGTACTTCACTACTTGAAGTATTTTCAGTATCAACTATAATCTCTTTTTTAACATCAGGTAAATCTGATTCAAATATAGGATTAAATTTATAGTATAAAGTAGATGGAGTATTTTTATTAACTGCTACAGTTACATTAGCATTTGTCGAAATACCTACGCTTCCTCTTCTATTGATTTCAAACGTTTTACTTTCGCTACTCTTATTCCAAAGAGTAGTCATTTCTTTATCAGTATAAAAATCTAACTCAAACGCAGAATATTGTGCTGTTAACTTGTTATATGCTAATGATGGATTTGTAAGATTGAAATCAATTACAGAATCCTTATATGCACTGATTGCTGGATTGATAGGACTAATTGTTCCATTAGCAGCACCAGTAATGTTTAATACATTTGGTTTAAGTAAAGTAGAATCATAATAAGTTGGTGACAGTTTAATTGTATTGTCACCTGTTACGACAACATAATAAATTGCGTTATCTTCTAATCCAACAGAAGGAGTTGCTGCAGTGTGAATAACCTTCTGCCCAGTAAAGTAACCATGAGCAGGTATTGTTATTGTATTAGTAGCAATGTCAACATTTGCAACACCAAAATCTCTTGGGTTAATTACAATTCTTCTATTGTAATCATTATATGCAACAATAAATGTAGAACCAATTGAAACATTAATATCAATATCAGTTACATCACCACTAACCAATCCATGAGTGCTGCCAGTTGATACTGTTACTAAATTTCTCTTAATACTACCTGTTATTGGATTATAGTTAGTTTTGAAACTATGGTAAACTCCTGTTCCGATCCCAGTGAAGAATAGAGTGGAAGAATTACTAAAAGCACTTGCAATACCTGTAAACGTTCCTGTAGTTCCCACTCCTACAAATACAGTTGCTATACCAATTAAGTCAGAAGTAATTTTAGCAGCAAAAAGTTGTTGTCCATCAGTCAATGAAACAATAGAGGAACTTTCGTTGTATCTTACGGAAAGTGCTGTTCCTGTATTTGAATTATATGTTAATACATCACCAGTTTCTAAATTATGATTAGGAATGTATATTGATTTTGAAGGAACAAAAAGTTCACTTATACCTGCACCAGGATTAGAGAATGATAAAGTAGTTCCAATACCAACTCCAACAGAAACTGATTCTGAAGGATCAAAATACAATTCAGTATTTCGTTTTATACTATCTGTTGTATGGAATCCTGCATTTATAGTCAATCTCCTTTGCTGTTCAAAAAGAGTTGTTGTTACTGTATGAGCAGATCCTGTAGTTCCATTCTGACCTCTTAAAACTCTAAGTCTAGATTTAGTTGGTTCTGGATTTAAAACTTTTATTTGCTCTGTACCAATTTTAAATATATCATTTGGTTTTGCAGTTATAGTACCATCAACACTAAAGAAAGTGACAATACCAGTTACTGAAATATTACCAACTCCAGATGAAGTAGATCCTGCTCCAGTTAAGGAATAGTTTGCAGTAGTAATTCCTATATTATATGCACCTTCTAATTTAGAAGAAGTTGTAGATAAACCAGAAACTATTATATTATCATTTAATTTGAATTCATGAGGATTCGTAGCAACAACTTCATATGTACCATTAGTTGATGAATAAAATTCAACTCCATCAATACTTGTTGTTCCTAAACTTATAGATTCAACCTGCTGTCCTTTAACAGAAGATACTTTTACATTTGCACCATAACCCTTTGTACCAGTCTCATCAAATACTATAGAATCTCCTACTTTATAATCATGACCTCCAGTATTAATGCCAATTTTATCAACAGAACCTGGAGTTACTGAAGTAATATCAACAGTTTGTTTTAAATCATTTGGAATTGCAAGGTATTCATAATTAAGTGTCCCATCAATTAAATTATATGGAGTTGTGTTTCTAGCCCAATCCGTATCGTTTAAATCTATACTATCTTGATTAGAAAGTCTTTGTAAATTAAAAGTATTTACCTTTGAGTTGAAACTATCTCCAATAAGATAAGGGAATACTGGACTCTTAAATCCTTCAAAAGGTCCATCAGAATCTAATAGTTGACCTGGTGTAATTGTTGAAAAATATGCATATGTACCATCTGGATAATCAGGTGTAACACAGAATCTTCCATTATTTTCATCTAAGGTTAATTCATCAGTAACATTAACATAAGTATAATCTTCAATAAAGAATCCTTCTGGAAAAACATTAAGAGGAGGTCTTTCATCTGATATCTGAATCTTATATCCTGATTTTAATTGTCCAACTGATCCACCACTTACAGATGTGTAACCATATGGACCATAAATTGGGTTACCATCATATGCCCAACCAATTATAGGAGAATGATATTGAGAAGTTGATTCTTCTCCATTAACAATCTGCAAATCAGATTGACCATATAGAGTATCACCAGTAACGGTATTGATACCAACAGCAAATGTCTGTCCTCTTAATTTTCTAGGTGCATATAAGTGAGAATACTGAAGTCCATAATCAACATTTCTTGGAATAGTAATAAAACCATCATCTGCAGTAAATGTATGCTTATTCTTTTCAACTAAATTTAGTGTCCATTCTTTAATCTTTGCTCTAAATTCAGCTCCAGATCCTGGTGATGTTATTGAAATATTAGTAGTATTTTGAACATAACCCGTTCCCTTGTTAATAACTCTAACTTCCTTTATAGATCCATTTTCAATAATAGGAACAAGGTCAGCACCAATACCAGCACCATTTATGATTAAATCTGGAGGACTGAAATATCCTGTTCCAGGATAATTAACAAATACTTCAGTTATTTTGCCGTCATTAACAATAGGAGTTAATTGGGCATTTATTGTCTTAGAAAGTTCAACCAATGGTTGTCTATCAAAATTAATGATTTCAGATGAACCATATCCAACACCATTATTTGTTAAATTGATAGATTTTACACTACCTCTAAAGATAGGATCAATTTCGCATGGATATTTGATTCCCTGTATATCTTGTGCATCATCACTTAAAGATACAACAATATCTGGATAATTAAAGAGTTGTTCTCCAACACCTACTGATGTAAATTGAATATATTGCTCAGTATCATAGTTAAATGTTTTATCACCAATTGGTCCTAGTGCAGAAAGTTTAAAATTATCATCATCAACTCTAGTTACAACATATTCAGATCCATCATCCAATCCATCAATCTTAGTTCCAAGAGTAGTGTACTTAATAGTATCACCAGACTCATAATGATGATTATCAATGTTAATTTGATTTGTTGCAGTATTAACGCCAACAGGAAGGGTAGAAGTTCTATTATTTTTGTATTCGTAACCACTGTCATTGATAACGAATGAATCTACTACTAATTTTTTCTCATAGGACTGAATAAACTGAGTACCAACACCATAATCACTCAAAGTAACAGTGTTAACACCGACAATTGCATCTTCTTCATTTACATGCAATGCAATTTTAGTTGAACTCTTTAATCCAGCATAATATATGTTATTTGTACTTAATCCAGCAACAGCCTTTTGACCATTGGAAACATAAACTACTTTTTCTGCATTATTGAATCTATGAAAAGTGCTAAACCCAATAGTAGAGTTAGTTGCACCCAATCCAACATTAATAACATTGTTAATAACTTGAGCAACAAATGGTGCTTCATTAACAACTAACTTCATTTTTGCAGTAGCCTTAGCACCTTCACCGCCACCACCTGTAATAGTTACTGTTGGTGCTTTTGCATAGTTATAACCAGCATCTTTTATTCTAAGTTCTTTTAAATTTCCAGAAACACCCAAATATCCTGTTGCACCTGTACCAACAGCATCAGTAATGTTTACAGTTGGTATGTTAATTAAATCATATTCAGATCCTCCTGCTAAAATCTCAATTTCTTCAATTTTACCATATCGAATAATATCAGGAGATTTGTAATTTAAAATTTCAACCCCATTAATCAATATACCAGTAAACCCTGCTTCAGTTTTAGTTTTAGTACCTCCATTTTCAGGAATAGAAATTTCTCTTAATAATTTTTGAGATTCTAATGTTTTATTTTTAAATTTGTAAGGTTCTATTACTTGATTTGTTACTGTAGTAGAAGGAACACTAATAAATTTGCCATTATAGATGTCAGAAGTACTTACTGCAAATTGAACTATTCTAGAATCTATTCTTTTTATAAAATAAAGACCTTCTTTTGGAAGTAAGTAGTTAATAGCAGTAGTAATACCTACCTGACCTGTGATAGGACTAATTGTACTTGTACTTACTATTTCTGGAGTATAATATACTTCATCTCCAGTATAGAAACCATGATCGTCAATAATTGTACCATCAGATAAGTCGGTTATGTTAAACTCATCACCAGCAAAGGTTCCCTTAAAAGAAATGGATCTAGTAGATGCATTAATTGGTTGAGAAGGGTAAGAAGGTATAGAAGGAGATGCAACCAATACCTTATCCAAACCTTCAATAGTAGAGAGAGTTTGATGAGGTGTGTCTACGTGTTCTGCACCCACCATTTTCTTACCAGTGCTTGGATGAAAATGCGATGGACCATTATATGGTTTTCCGTCAAGAATATCTACAGGTTTAGAATAAACATTCTGAACATTCGTAGAGTAAATTGAAGATTCTGGAAAAGAATTTGATATAGAACGTAATATTAATCTTTTAATATTGTAAGTATCTTGAGGAGGAAGTTGTCCTTGTCCTTGAATACTAAAAGATGTTGCAGAATTAATACTGACAATTTTAGTTGTCATGGAATCTGCAAGATCTGCTCCAGAAGTAATGATTTGAGCAGAATCTCCAATATTAAAATAATGATCAGTTTCTAGTGAAACATTGTAAGTAAAATTAGATATATCAACTAATTCAAAACTTTTAATTTTATAAATCGGTGCTACATTATAAATCCAATTAGAATATTTGAAATTATTTTCTCTACAACCTAAAGTATCAATTTTTGCAGTTGAGTTTTTAGTCTGTCCTGCAGTATTATTAGGATAAGAACAATCTTCTAGTATAGATGTAATTCTAACCTTAATTTCTGAACCATCTACTCCAGAAGTTCCATATGCATAAGTATTAATTCCGACAACAGTTCCATCTAATATTGTTCCATCAACATTAGTAAGACCATAGAACTGGGTTATGGATTTAGATGTATAAGAAACAACACCAACATTCTCATCATCATAAGTTACATATAATTCGCCACTATTTGGAAAACTAATAGTTGAATCTACATCAACTACTGTAGTTCCTACAGATACTTTCCCTATTATTTGTGTTTTTGGATTTACAGAAAATGTTCCATATATGGAACCATCTACTCTAACATCTCTATTGTAACCACTATCTATACTGAGTTTATAGAAAGTCTGACCAGCACCAGCACTAATTTGTTCGACTGAAGTGATTGGAGCATATGCTTTTTCAATTGTATCAGAATATGCATCTTGGTACAGGGTTGCCTCTGTAAGGTCTCTAGGATCGCCTGTAACGGGTTCTACAACTATGTCCTTCGTAATTCTATACTCTGCATTAGATGGTGTAAATAATCTATCTTTTGGTTTAATTACATTAACATCTTCATTGTAAAGTGCTTTGAATAAAATCTCAAAAGATCTATCTGTACCTTTACTTAAGTAAAAATCTTTTGCCTGTTTAATAAAAATATTCTGGTCTAAATCTACGTTTAATGCTCTTCCTTCAAATCCTGGTAGTAATTGATATTTGCTCTTTAATAAAAATTGCTTAAGAAATAAACAACTTAAATTGACAATATTAGAACCTTTAGTATGAGTTGCTGCATCAGATGTCTGAAAAACTAAAGAATCTGGATTTGAGTCACTTTTATAATCAGTTGTACCAGCAAATCCTCTAACACATCCAACAAATGAATTATCGGTTTTTGAAGTATAAGTTATTATTTCATCATTAATCTTTAATAATCCGTAAGTATCAGGGAATCCATCAGTCCCTCTTTCAGATTTTATTAAATCTACACTAATTGTTGTGGTATCTACACCAATATCTGCACTTAGAACAACAGATTCATTAAGATTTGTGGTTTGATCAACCTTTACATACTCATCAATATTCTGAATCAGGTCAATCGGACCTGATTGGAACTCTTGAGCAATATAATATTGCTTTAGGAAGTCAGATATTAACGGAAAATCTGCCCTAACATATGCAGGAAGCTGATTTTGGACAATATTACTAAATTGTACTCTTTTTTCTGACATGTTATAGTTTTAGTATGATGATCCTGATGAAGATGTTGAAGATGATGTAGTGGTTCCACCAGTTGCACCACTCGTGCCGCTAGTCATACCTCCTGATGCACCGCCACCGTAACTACTTGTTCCTGTTGTGCCAGTAGTGCCAGTAACTGTAGCAGTCGTACCACCATGACGAACCAAACTACCGTTGGCAAAACTCGAAGATACTGTATAATTAGATGCTGATGGATTCAAACCTGATGAAATTTGATCAACAATAGGTTCAAAGGTACTATTACTTATATCTAGTTGCAAATAAAGATCCTGTAATCCAATCACATCATTAGATTTTGGAGATGTAGAGATTTCTATGATACTTTGACCGTCTTTTTGCTTACCAGCTTGAACAACTATAGGGTTAATAGTAATAATTCCTTTCTGATAATCAATAATACCGACATTTCTTCTTACAATTGTAGGTGATGTAGAGTTAGAAGAAGGTAAAGTGAACAAAAATAGCGATCCAGTTACCCTATTAGTGTTAGGAATGTCCGAAATATAGACATTATCCTGTATTCCTGTTACTTTAAATGCAGATGACTTAATATTATACCCACTCATACTCTTAATATAGAACTCATTACCGAATCCAATGGAGTATTCGGCAAAAGCATTGAGTACCACCCTCAAATCCCTACGCATTTCAATGGTTGTTATGTTAGAAGTAATAGAATCATGACTATTATCAATCATGTTTAAGAACTTACTGTACTTAAACCTTGCACCATACTTATTTAATTCGGTAGAATCAGCGTATTTGGTGGAATTTTGCTGAACAACGCTTGAAACAACTCCTCCCGAAGGTGCTAAATTGGAATTATAATAAACCTTAGAGGTGCATTCTATATAAAGGTATTTTAAATCGAGGATTTCTGGTACAATTCCTGCTACTGCATACTTTTTTAACTTATTTTTGATGTTATCCTTAGTCAAGTTAGGTAAAAAGTCACCAGATCTTGGTTTTATACTGATAAAAACCTTTCCATACTGAGGTGGAACTAATTCTTCGCCACCAAAAACTGATATTGACTCGGTTTCGGGGTAAATTCTTGCTGGAATTAGTGTCTCATAGTCATTTGCGGTCAATGCACGGTTCTGAGAAGCATAAATTCGAGGTGCAAACTTCTTAACAGACTCAACTGACTCAATACTTTCACCTCCAGTTGCCTTTATGTTGGATGTTACAAGAGAAATGCCCGATGTAATAGGTGTTTCAGTCCTATTTTGACCTGCACCTGCTACTTGATGAACAATTCGACCAGAAAAGTCAAAAGCATTGACTCCGTTTGCCTCACTTCCGCTAGAAATGATATAATCAACAGTTATAAAGTTGCCATCTTCTAATTTTTGACCAAAAATACCATCTCCAAAGAAAATTTGGTATTGTTCGTCTTCAATTTCTTGTAAATAGAAGACTTTTGAGTTATTTTTTACATCAAGAAGACTATCTTGAAGAGAATAATTATATTTTTGCGTTACATTGACAGAATTTGCGTTTGGTTCGACTGTTACGTTCAATAATCCAGTGTCAACACCCGTATTTGGAATAATAAATCTCTGATTTGGGTTTCTTGAACTAAAAATAAAGTTAGATGTTAAAACTGTGCCTTCATGAACAGTAATATTATTAAATGTTGCAATATTATCAACAACTGGAACCGTAATATCGTCTAAAATCGAAAAAACATAAGATGAACCACCAAAAGATCCTTGAGATGCCGCAACTGGACCTTTTTTTAGTATAATAGTCGATGGTGTTGGAGTTACACTTGATGTATCAACGAAAAAACTTATAGTTGCTTGTGCTGCCTTCCTAGAACGAGGTAAATATCCAATATTTCTTGCTAAACTAACTACATTCTCTCTTAATGTCGCACTATCAATAAAAACTTCATTCGTTACCATATTGGCATTGTATGAAGTGATGTAAGTATTATATGCCAGAACGTCAACTATGCTTGAGAGGTTGCTTCCCTCAAAATCATAGTCAGTGAAGTTAGAATTCGACTGAAGATATTCTTTAAGTGTTGTTTTAACCTGATCAAAATCAAGGTTAGAGAAATTAACTAATGGCATCTTACCTAGTTGGTATTAAAACAAATTGTAACTCTTGAGGAGGAACTTCTGTTCCTATAATAATGTATTTAATCACCACATCAAACCCATTTTCTTCAAAGTTTGGGTAGACACTAACATCAGTTAATTCAACTCTTGGTTCAAAGTTTTGAATTGACTGAAATATCTCATCTTTTATAGTAGAGGCAGTGATATCATCAATATTCTCAAAAAGAGAAGCAGAGACATTAGAACCAAAGTTCTCATTAAAGAACTTCTCACCAGGTAAGGTAAAAACGATGTTCCTTAATGCTCGTGCTATAGCATTTTCATTCTTAAGTCCTATAAGGTCACCATTAAGTGGATTAGCCTGAAAACTCATGCTAATGTCCCTAAATCCTTGACTTACCCTCTGTAAAGGCATTTACTTATTATAAACCTTACTTTATTTATTAGTATTAATTAATATTTATATATCGCATGGTGCGTATACATCATTATCATAATCTAGACCATCATTTTCATAAAGGTCATTATTCACATTACGATCAGTCTTTTTAGGAGTAATCTTATCATTAGCGATTTCTCGCAACATCTTCTTTTCTTCCATAATAGTAGAACCAATAAAAAAAGGACTCCGAAGAGTCCTTTATATTTATTCATCCCAATTCTGGTTCAATATCAAGTTTTATTATATCTCCATCACCTTCTTCAGCGTTTTTTCTTTCCTTTGATGTTTTCCAGAAATAATTTTCATCGTTTCCTAGTCCATCACGATCATGACCATTCTCCACTTGATAGAAGACCGTAGAAACCTTGAAGTCAGGCATCTTAGGTGGTTCGGGTGTTAAACTATTATCATAGATACGCATTCTATTATTTGGATAGAGTGCAAATTGACCATTATCTAATTCAATTAGATTGTGTGACTTATGTTCAGCAGGATTTTCACTTGTAGAGTAATCAATAGCATCAACATCTTGATGATAGTTATCTAATGTACAAATATATGTACCTGTTTGATTACCATAGTCTCTTGTATA